GCTGCTGCTACTGCAGTTTCGTTAACCCTTACGGTAGCTTCAATAGCATATCAACAGTCTCGTATGAGAAAGCTTAGAAATGAGCTAGATAAGCGAAAGCAAGTTAACGTAGCTATAGATGGCGAACCTTTTTACTTGCCAATTGTTTACGGTAAAGCTAAAGTTTCAGGTGGTAAGGTTTATCATAAACTAAAAGATAGCTATACACATCCAACATCCATTAATGCTAATCAAACTTTTTTAAATGGATTGACATCTAGTCGAACAGGTTCTAAAAATGAATACCTTTTTGTTCAGCAAGCTATCTGTTATGGCGGTATTAACAATGTAGTTGACATTACTGTTGACGATAAAAATTGGGATGAAGAAACCTTAGCGTACGGGCAAAGAATTCATGTGTTTAAGGATGGTGGCGTAGCTGATACTATGGCAACCGCTAATGCAATTCCTTCAACTAACCGGTTTACAAATACTGCTTACGCTTCTATGATTTTTAGATTAAACAGAGAAGAGTATAACTACAATAGCTCACCTAATGTATCTTTCTTTATTGAAGGGCAAAAAGTTTATGATATTGTAAATACTAGTGGTGTGTATTCTCTTTCTACTACTAAAAGTTTTACAGAAAATCCTGCTAGAATTCTTTTAGATTATCTTACAAATAACGTTTATGGAAAAGGGTTATCTCTTTCATCTATTGACTTAGCTTCTTTTTACAAAGCAAAAGTTATTTGTGATAGAATAGTTTCTACTAATGTTATACAAGATGGGCGTATTAATGGACGTAGACCTGATGTTGAAAATGAAGATGGCACTATTACAACTCAACCTCAGTTACCTAATACTTCTATAAAATTGTATGAGTGTAATATTGTTCTTGACTCAGAAAGACCTTTACGAGAAAATATTGAGATTATTTTAGAGTCTATGGAAGAGGCAGAACTAATTTGGTCAGGCGGTAAATACAAGTTAATGCTTGATGCCCCTATTGATTTAGCTGAGCAAGATGCATTAGTTGTAGCTACTTTTACAGAGGAAGACATTATCCGTGGAGGAATGGAGTTAGAGTTCCCTGACTCTTCTACACGTTACAACCAGTGCGTAGCTCGCTTTATGAGTGAATTTGAAAACTTTGTAGATGACACAGTTACTTGGCCAACTAGTTACTCTGCTCCTTACAATACTTACTTAACTGAAGATAGCGGAATTCTTTTAAAAACTGAAATTTATTTACCTTGCACTTCTGATCCTTATCATGCTTTAGCTAAAGCAGAGCAAATCGTCAGAACTTCTAGAAGAGAAATGAGAGCTAAATTTACAGCTTCTAAAAAGGGTTTGCTACTAGAACCTGGTGATATTATTAAGGTTACTGATAGCACTAGTGGTTTGCTTAATGAAACTATGAAAGTTGATTCTGTCAAAACTAATGCAGATTTAACGGTAAATATTGAAGCTAGACAGTATAGTTTTGAAAATTTTGCTTGGAACGTTCCAGATAACATTCCGTATGCTTCTGTAAAAACAGATTACTACTATCCTGTTGTAAAACCAACTAACGTGCTGTTTACCCCAGACAACCCTAATGGTGTTTTTGGAGTTAGCTCAGGAAAAATAACTTGGAATTATCCTAATACAGTTTCTGTAAACGGCTTTTTAGTAGAGGTTTCTTCAGACAATGGAGTTACTTGGCAAGCCTTAACTACTACTTTAACTAACAGTTATGATGTTGTTGGTTTAAATAACGGGGTTTACAAGTTTTCTGTACGTTCTTTAAATAACTTAAATAAGTATTCTGCTAGAGTTTTAGCTAAAGATGCTGCAACTCAATTAGTAGAATCTTTTACTATTCAAAAAGCAGCTGTTGATCAAGTAGCAGTTATTTATGCAAATAATGACAATATTGCAACTAACACTCAAACGTACTCTTTAGGCTTGAATGAGTATGTAGCTTACTATGTTTACTCAGGAGACTTACCAACACTACCTATCAGAACTGGAATTACTTTTGCTAGATTTATAGGTGCAGATGGTTTACCCGGTGTTAATGGTATTGATGGCACATCAGGTACTAGTGTTGCACAACTACAGATTTACAAACGCTCTGCTACCGCTTTACCTACACCTACTGGTGGCTCTTTTAGTTTTGATACAGGAGTATTAACTCCTCCTAGTGGTTGGTCAGCTACACCTCCCGCTGGTACAGATCCTTTGTATTCCTGCTTAGCTACTGCATCTATTGTAGGCACTACTGGAACAGATACTAGTTTAACTTGGTCTTCTCCTACTATAGTTGTTCAAAATGGTTCTGCTGGTAAATCAGTTTATACTGCTATTGTCTTTAAACGCTCTACTACAGTACCTACTGCACCTACAGATGGATCTTTTAATTTTGGAACTAACGTTTTAACACCCCCTGTAGGCTGGTCTTTAGATGTACCTACAGGTACAGACCCTGTTTATGCAGTTAGGTTTGTGTTTTCTATTATTGGAGATTCTGGTTTACAAAATGTTAGTCCTGCTTGGTCAACGCCTTTTATATTTGTTCAAGATGGCACTGATGGGGCTACAGGAGCTCCTGGTTCAAACGGTATCAGCACTTACCAGCTAAGTGTTTTTAGACGTTCTGCTGCAGCACCTGCTGTCCCTACTGGAGGATCTTACAACTTTGGAACTCAGCTAGTAACAGCACCTTCTGGTTGGAGTGCTACTGTGCCTACAGGTACAGATCCTGTTTACGTTTCTACTGCTTTAGCTTCTGTTCAAGGCACAACTGGTTTAGACGATACACTAACTTGGTCTACTCCGGCTATACTTGCTCAAAATGGAACTCCAGGAGCAGATGGTGAAGACGCTTGGCCAGCAACAGGTAATGCTGTTGGAGGTTACAACGACTTGCAGTCTAACGCTGCATCACTAGATACTGATGTAGAATACCGATTAATTTCCTCAGGTGTTACAAGTACAAATAACTTAGCAATTACTACTGTATTACACATTGGCTATGCAAATGCTGATAATAATGTTCAGCAAAAGTTATCAACAGTTGTTGTTGGAGACTACGTTACCGTAACAGCTGTTTATGGAACAACAATTGTTAAGTTTGCTTATATCATAACTAGCGTAGCTAAACGTTCAAACTATACCTTTAACGCTATTGCTGGACAATATTTTTATGAGTTTGGTGTTACTTTAATAAAGTCTAACGCTGCAAGTTCAGCTATTGACTACACAACTGGTGGAAGTACTGCTACTTTTGATTTTTCTAGAGCCGTTGGAACTAGAGGTGCAGGCTGGTGGCGTTATGACGCTGGGGCAGCAGACTTGTCGGGAGTAGACACTACTGCAGAAGTAAACGTGTATTGGGATGCACTTCATACCCCAGATATTGATCCTGTAAAAGATGATCGTTTTGTTATTGCTACTACACATGTTAGCGGTACTAAAGCTTTTATATTTAACGGCACAGACTGGGTAACACAAGCAGCCTTTGTAGATGGAAATCTTCTTGTAGCAGGTACTGTAACAGCTAACGCTTTAGCTGCAAACTCTGTTACTACAAACTCTATCTATGTTGGTCCAACAGAGGGTCTAAGTGATTTAACTTCAAATGCTGGTACAATTACAGCGGGGGTTTTAAGAAATAGCTCTGGTACTTTCGTTATCAACTTAACAGCTGGAACTATTACAATTTCAGTATAAGGAATACTATATATGTATGAAATATTTTTAAATAAGATAGGTAAAAAATTTAATGTAGTTAATGGCGAGTTTGTAGAAGACAGTGATGGAATACTTACTGTCTCTACTTCTCCTTTTAATAATAGTATTTATTTAAACACGCTAAACAATACTTGGCTTGTAGTATCAGACCTTTTAATTGGTATTCCTTACAGAATAGCTAGAGATGATTGTGCTACACTTTGCGCTAGATACTTGGATAAACACTTTGGGTCTAAAATAGAAGAAAAGCTTTTTTCCCTTACTTTAAAAGAATGGACAAACTACATTAAACTTGGTGGTGAAACTCTTATTAAAGAAGTAGGAGGCTACGAAGTAAACTTATCACAACTAAAAGAAAAAGACGTAGTTTCTTATGAAATTGAAGATTCAAGAATTACGTCTCATCTTGCCGTTTATTTAGGAAACAACAAAATACTACATCATGTACCTAACAAGTACTCTAGTATTGACGATATAGACATGTCAAAAGTAAAAAGGGTTTTTAGATATGGCAACTAGTACATTTTACGCAGATAAAGATACTGGAGCAGTAATGATATCAAACATTACTGCAGGGTCTCCTACCTATGCTCAAATCCTTGCTAGCCCACAAACATACTTGTCTTACATAAGATTCCATTCTAGTTTAAACTTTTTAACTATTAAAGGTGCAGTATCAGCGGCTTCAGTTACTTTTCCCGCATTTATTAGAGATACTTACACGGTAAGTCGCGATGGAGGCTGTCTTAACAGCGACGATTATTACACTACTATTGCACCTACAACAAAAATTCAAAGTGTAACAATTGGCACTTCACCTATTATTAACCCGGCATTTTGTCTGTTAGAGTATGCAGGAGAAATCTATGCAGATTTTTATGATGGCCTAACTACAGCAAGTGTAGATAGAAGAGTTTTTCCAGTGTATAACTCTGCAGACAATACTATCAGGCTTCTTGCAGTAACTACTGCTGTATCTGCTGACGCAACTTCTCAAACACTAACTTCAGTTAAGGTTCATGTTGTAAATGGATAAGGTATTTATTAACTCTAGCAAAATTGAATGCAAAGATAATAGCGGAAATATTACTTTTAGTTCTAACTTTAATTATTTAAAAACTAATTCCGCCTCAAAAACAGAAATATCGGGTATTGCACTTACAAGAGTCCCACAAGGAGTTTCTCAACAAAATCAAGGCTCTGTTTCTTCCGCACAAGTTGGTAATATTAATTTTTTATCTGCAACATCTAACAATGGTGGAACTTTAACTGTAAATCAAAGCGTAGACGTTAGATTTTATTTTTCTAATTTTCATTCAATAACTGTAAGAGGTTTTATCCTAAATAGAGTTATTTTGCCTCAATATCAAACAACAACTTCATTACCAGGAAACAATGCTCTTATTCAACAGTTAGTTAATGGCTCTTGGGTAACAAGACTTTCAAGCCCAGTAACTTTTTTTTCTAGCTACTTTGCACCGCAAGGAAATCCACAAGCTTACAATCAACATTTTTTTGTACCAATTTGGAATGATGTTACAAATATAAACAGTATAATTTCAACTCATGGTGGTGGAAACTACAGACTTTTTATAAATAGTACTTGGAATTCCGGAACTTCTTATACTGGTTCAAATGAATTGAGTATTCCTGTTTATCAACAAAGTGGCGGAGCTAAGCTTATTAATGCAGAGATTACATCATGAGCCTTAAAATTGATTCTAATAAAATTTATATTGAAAACTCAAGTGGAATTACTAAGTTTGATAGTTCTAATGGACTAATTTATAAGGTAGCTTCTCTCTCTGGATCTAAAACATTCTCAGGGGCTACAAATTACGAA